AAAACTTTTTAATTTTGGATTGTGCTTTAGCAACTTCTTCGCCTAAATTGTGAAACGAATGAGATAGGTTATCTACAGACTTACCATCTATTGATACATTTAATTTAAGATTCTTCGCTAATTCATTTATTTGCCTTTGTAATGACTGCTGCTGTTCCTTACTATTTGGATCTATGGCTGCACGTATAATAATCGATAAATCGTGTTGACTCATTAAAAACACCTCTCCTTATGTAAAAATAAAAAGAGGTGGCTTCAATCAGCCAACCTCTTACTTAATATCTAGTATCTTCTTTGCTTTTTCCGATCCCTCTAAATATTGTTGCATTGCCTCTTTTTTCTTAGCATCATTACTGGTTAATGTTCCTGAACCATAATTGGCATTAGACATCATCATTTGGAGTATGGCATGTTGTAATTCATTTTCTGTAGAGTTGAAATCCTTTATTTTGTCTGCTGAATACTTATTCATATAGATCCTCATTTTCTGCATATCTGCCTCAGAAGCTAGTTTTGCATTTTTATAATTGTCATCAAGGATTGTATATAGTTCTTTAGAGTCCTTTAGTAAGTCTGGACGAATGGTTGAAGTGGATGATGTTGGAGCAGTTCCACAGCCAACTAAAAATAGACTCAAACTTAAAATTAAAACACAGATTTTATTTAACATAAGAATAGCACTCCCTCGATATAAGTTATCTTATAATAATTACAATTATTAACATTATAAGATATGTATATAAGGGAGTGCTAGGAAAATTTTACTAATATGTCGGATAAATATAGTATAGCATGGTTTAGTGTGAATGTAAAGTGTAAGTTATAATTTTATATTTATTTTACATGTGTATGTTATGAATTCGATAAAAAAGTGAGTGAAGCCCTCGAATGAGAGGGCGATCATATACACTCAGAAGTGGTTAACCAAACCAGTTGTTTATATGATTTATTTTATATTTTTATATGTATTATGTAAAGCAATTATTCTAAACCCCTTGATAAATTTCTTCGTGTGTAAACCATTCAGGGCGTTTAATTTCAAATAAAAAAGAAAACATTTCGTCTAATGTTTTCTTCTTAAAATCATCAGGATATAATACTACATTATTTAATTCGCATAGCAGATTTTGAAGTTTATGTTCAAATCTTTTTATGTAATCTCTTTCCATGCTACTTTTCTTTTCTCTAGAAGTATAAAGACCTGCTATTTCAAGAAAGATCAATTCGCTATTATACATTATCATATAGTCACAGTCTTTTTTACCATCATACCAATCAATAAAATCTTTGTATGGAGTGTTTCTTAGGTATGAGACATTATGTTCTCTTAACCATTTAGATACATCGTATTCATATCTGCTTTTGCACACTTCTCCGTTTTCAAACACAAAATGATGACCAGTTGTTGGACTATTTGAGTTGAATCCGTAATGTTCAACTGCTTTATTCCATGAACCATACCTATTTTGATAACACCAAAAAGATGGATAGTCTGGGTTGTTATTGAATTCATGAAGGGTTGGAATTCTATCATACTTATTCACAAACTCAAAAAATCTTTCTTTTAATTCCTCGTCTGAATAATTTGTAATATGTTTAGGTCTATATCCGAATGCAATCAATGCCTTGTTATAACCACCAAATAATTTTCTAAAGTCATGTCTTGTTGGGTACTCCGGTATTCTCTCTATATCTTTTAGTGAAGGCATTTCGCCATATGTCTCAATGTATTCTTCTATACATTCTTTAAGTTGTTCTTCATTAAACTGGTAAATACCTTTTGGAAATTGCTTGGTTCTTCTATAGTTTTCTAAACCTCTATATTCAAATCCAGCAGCAACTAGCGCATTACCAAATGACCCAAAATGATTAGAAAATGTTTTTCTTGATGGATATCCTTTTAAATTATTAAAATCTTTTGATATCGGAACTCTTCCGAACTCTTCATAAAACCTTTGTAACTCACTAATAAGAAATTCTTTATTGGTTTTTCTTCCTGCTACAATAAACTCTTTAACATTACACATTTTTACTGCATTTTCTAAAGAATCAAATCTATTAGTATATGTATGTGGACTTGGCATGTCATTGGCATTGTCTATATCTTGATACGAAGGAGTTCTCCCTAAGTTATCAATTAAATCTTGAAGAAGACTCAACATTTTTTCATCAGAAAATTTATTTGGTTTATTTTTCCTTTTTATATAATTTAAATTTAATGAATCAATAATCTCGTTTAATGAGTATCCATATTGATTTACATATGTATTTTTATTTTTAGGTACAAAATCGTATTCTTTCATAAACATCTCTGCTGTTGGATACTTTTTAATCCTATCAGCAAATTCAATTATTAGATGTTTTATTTCATCTATATTAGGATAATTTTTGTTTCCCATAAATCACGACTCCTTCCATTAATTGACTCCAAAAAATAAAAAGAGAGACACTGGAGAAGGGGAGTCGTCCTTCTTGGCGTTTGCAACCGCCTGTGTCTCTTAAGTAAATTATTTTAAATTCATACGTATAAATTAAATTTTAACTAAAATCAAACATGTTATTTATAATCTCTTCTGTATGGTCTTTGGCATACGATTGTGTAGTTTTTGGATCAGAATGGTGAAGGAATAATTGAACCTCTTCAAGAGTGAACTTTTTAGGTAATCCAGTATTTTTATCAATTATTCTTGCATCATGACCTTGTAGTAAACACTCGCAACGTGAATGTCTAAATGAGTGAGGAAAAAATTCTATTTTCTTACCTTCTATTTCACTGAGAATTTTAGACATTGCTACAACTCGGTCATATAAAGCTTCGTATGTAACAGGTCTTTTGTTTTCACCTTTTCCCATAATCCAAAGAGAATCTATACTGTCTTCTCCACGTTCTTTCAAATAATTTGCAATCAAATCACGTGTATCATTCAAATAGACCAATGGAAATGTCTTACCTCGCTTGCCTGTTACAATATTAGTTTTATTACCATCTAATATGCCATTTTTGATTATCTGGAAAACTTCATTTCTACGTCCACCGGAGTCGAAAAATAACATCAGCAACACAGCGTCTTGAAGTCTTCCACGGTTTAATAATTCCTCTCTAAGTTTCATTACTTGTTCAAATGATAAAAAGAAGTCGTCTTCATTTGTTCTTACTGGCTCACGAGGTAAACCTTTCACCTTTTTTGCAACATTGTTTTCGTAATCATAGTCGTCATCATCTTCGCAATAAGTTAACAATGAACGGACTGCGCTCATTACACGGTTTGCTCTAGCATTACTTACTTTTAGTTCATCAGAAAGCCATAAACTAAATCGTCTAAAATCCTTCTTATTTAAATCAAATATATCTCGATTATTTAACTTTCGTTTTATATACAGTAAGACGATACGCAAATCATGAAAATATTGTTTAATAGTGCTATCTTTAATTTTACGTTGCTTATACTCTTCAAGAAAATCTTCCATAGCATATTTATTATTTTGATTTACTTCTTTCCACTCTTGCTCATCAAAGATTCGATTATATACTCTACCACGTTTTTCTTTCATATTTTACTTTCACCTCCCTATTTCGTGTCAATCCCTTGCCTATTTAGCCCCTTCTCCAAAGCCTTTTTCGCTAATCCCTTTTCATCAAGAGTTTTAGCCGTAATCTCATGAAATGGTCTAGGGAACGGTTGCATCTTGTATATTTCAGATCCTTTCCAATCGTAATTCGTTCCCTCTTCCACGATTTCAGCCACATCTCTATAAGGTGCATTTCCGTAGTCATTTGAGTTGTTTCTAGTATTCCTTATCACCAACTCACCATCATCAATCAATCCGGTATGAATGTTTTCGTCATCAATCAATCCACCATCACTCATATGTCTAATATAAGGTTCTTTGGCGTGAGATGTGTATTTATCATATACTTCCGTTTGAATAACATCCTTCATCGTCTCTCTTGCCTGTTGTGAAACTTCTTTTTCAAGTGCATTGTTGATCTTCTGAGTTAGATATTTCTCTAAATCAGTAAGACTCTTAAATTCAGGCATGATCTACATCAACTTCTTGTTCTTCTTCCTCATCCTCAATTTGCAATTCACTGTCTTTCTTTAATTCTCTAGCCAAAAACTCCATAGCCTGATTAATCTTCTCATCTACTTTTGCGATTTCATTTATATCAAAAGCCTGAATAATTGGCTCAATGTATTCACCGTCTTTAAGTTCTAAAAATAAATTCATCAATCCATCATAGCCTTTTGTATCACCATCAATTGAAATGCTAGTTAGGTGCTTGATTAAAAGGGATGTGCGTAAAATTAAAACTGTACTTAAGTCGAATGTCTTACCTTCTACTGCGCCTTCTTTCATTACATCAATCAATTCTGCTATAATAAGTTGAATTTTAGTTGGGCGAATATATACCGGAATGTCTAATTTCGCACCATTGGGGAAATCAACACGTTTTGTTTCTTTGTATTTTTTTTCGTTGTCTTTACTAACAGAGGATAGTGATAAATCTTTTGCTTGCTTTGCAGGTTTAGCCATTTAATCAGCCCCTTAGATTCTTATAAGATAAAAGAATAGGGCAGGAGATATCCCCTACCCATAATTGATTATTTTATTTCTTTGTTGTATCTTGTGCAGACACCTTCATTGGTGTTGGATTAATCACAACGGGTTCCACTTGTCTCATCATGAAATTTGCTGCATGATAAATACCACCATTGTTTACATAAAACAGTGTGAAATCATCTCCATGAGAAGGTAAGCCACCAACTTCTACTTCATTCTCAACCAATAACCAAGCGTTTTGAATCTCGTCCTTGATGAACTTTTTATTCTCAACAACAAAATAGAATTCTTCTGATAACATTTTATCACCACCGATATATAATATTTTTAATTATGTAAGAACTACATAATCTACATATTTGATATCACCAGTAGTGTTATCAGTTACCCCATAAAGGTCGAACTCGCACTCCAGCTTTGTAGCGTCAGTAGAACTCATTGTAAATGTAAAGTTGCCTTTAGCTTTTGCTTTGAATGCAGTAACCTTAACAATCTTATCAGTTTCAGTGGTAGAATCTCTCCATAATCCATCCCCATAAATCTTAACCGCTTTAGGGAACTTGTTAGCCTTGATGGAAATTTTAGTTGCAGTTGCAGGAGAAGCATACTGATACCAGCAAATAATTTGAGAACCATCTGGGTTAGATGTAGAGTTTACAGTAACATCTTTAACGTTCAAGCTATATGTGCTTGGAGTGGATGCAGGAGTACCTACTGTGATTTCTGTACCATTATCACGGCTACCAGAAAGATTAAATACATACAATGTTCCAGCAACAGGAGTTTGTGTTAATGTAACTTTACCCCCAGATACAGTTAAAATTTCACGTTGGAATACGTTTTGAGTACCAACAACCGAATCTTCACCAGTCATTAGTGCTAATAATTTTAAGTCTACAAGTGGAAGTGTAACTTTAAATGTGCTATCCTTTTGATAGTCGAAACCAATTACCTTATATGCACCTTGTCCCAATTTTGTTATCGCTAGGTTTTTTATCCTAACTTCTATAGATTTCTATTCTCTATAGTTCAGCATATATTTTCACCTTCAACTTAATGGTCAGGTGGCGGAGACTCGTGCGAGAATTATATTCTACTTTATGTAGGTTCATCTCGTATGCGTTACGGTGACATAGATATTTTAATTTCTATGTTTACCTCGGTATTCCCGTTTCAGAGTTCACCGATTTTCCCCACTACATCTAATAAATTTCTTTATTAGAGGGCAAACAATTTACCACGTAAGTCTAGACGTTGCATCTGGTTTTCGTTTGAAGTAACCTCTGCATAGTCAGCATAAAGGATTGGCTTGTTTGTTGCGAAGTCTACGAAACTGAGGTTAAGAACCTCTTTAATACCATACTGTAATCCCATTATGTATACCTCCTGTAATTTATTATTTTATTTTAGTTGCCCAGTGTTTTATATCAGACGATTTAATGTCTGCACCTTGCAACATTAATTGAAATTGTGATTCGTAATTGTCTTTCATCATTAAGCGTAGATAAAGAGTATACAATTGATAAACTGTCAAATCCCATACATTAAACATATTAATGTTGGGGCTATAAGCAGAAATGATAGATATAATATCGCTCAAATTTAAGCCTTCTTCTGCATTTTGCTTTTGAAGTTTGGCTTTAATTTTCTTCATTTTTTCTATGTATTCCGCAACTTTATCACTATGAGGCTTATATTCTTGTTCGAGTTCAACGTCTTTTATAAAATTTTGCTTTTTGATGATTGCTTTCATTTGATCAAATTTAGATTCATCAATAATTCTTTTTTCACTTAAGCGTCCCAAATAAAAAAATCCACCTTCATGTAAGTGGATATCTTCTTTGAAAATATTTTTTAATGCATTAAAAAATACATCCTTATATAGTTGATCGTGATAACAGTAGACTAATAAAACCTCAAATGGACTCAATTGTTTATTTTCAATTACAATGGGTTCATGCTTATATGTTATTGCAGAAAGAAATTGATTATATTTTAATTCTCCAATTTGACTAATTTCTTGTAGTTTAAGTGGATGGAGAAATCCAACACCATCAATTTCAATAGCGGAACCAGACAATAATTTAAGTTCTAGGTCTTGATCATTCATTTTTCACACCTACTTATTTTCACTTCCAAACGAATAAACCAATCTATAGCCTGAATATCCATTTGGCGAACCAATGGGAGTTCCTGATTTAAATTCTACCTTACCAATGCCAGTTACTCTTTTGTCAAAAAGCAACTCATTCACTCTGTCACAAATCCAACTGAGCCTTTGATCCACTGAGTCAAATGCCTTTGCGTGAACTAACACATCAAACACAAAGTCTTGGTCAGAGAATAAATAGTTTCTAGTTGGATTTCTTCTACCTGCATACATCAATACTCTACACTTCTCACTTGTATCCAAATCACTTACCACTTCAGCAGTTTTGATTACATCATCAATAATTACCCACTTATCAGAACGTGATAGGATATTTGGTTTGGCAGGGTCTAACGGATTATCAGCAGCGTTTTGTGGTTTTAGGTAAAGTAGGCGCAACAAAGTTTCATCCTGAGTTAAAACTTTATACAATTTCTGTAAATGTTCTCTCATCTTCATTTTCTGCCACCTCCTATAACCTATCTACTGTAAGAGTGATAATCCCTTTGTTGTCCATCACATTTGTATAATCACATGAGATAATTTTATATTTGCGATTGTACATAGTGAATTCAGCGTTCTCGACAATCATTGGATTTGTAGTATATTGAATGGATATTAACATTCTGCCTTCAGGTAAGTTTATTTGCTCATCAGTTTGCTTACGTAGATACCCGTTAGATTTGACTATGCAAGGGTAGTTAGTTGATGTTGATGGAGTCTCAGTTATAATTGGTCTTCCCATCCCATCAGTCAATCCAGTATCAACTTGTGTGGGTGGAGATTGGATAGTTAGTGTTGAGTTACATAGTTCGAGCGTTCCCCTATAATAAATCCCACTCATATCATCTACAATTAAAGTCAGCCAATTAGCCCCATTCCAATTAACCACATCACCAACGCTCAACACATCTGCATCCGGTTTGGTGGTTATACGTTTGAGTTCTTTAGTCTCGCTGTCGTCCGTGATCCACACATCAGATGTAGTAGGGGAGTTGTTGATTGTGACTTGATAGTAGGAAGGGGAGTTGTAAAAGTTAGAAAGTATATTTTGCTTCAAGGATTCTTTTTGTGAACCTTGCATACTTCCACCTTTTATATCTAACAACTTTCTGTAAGTGTCAAAATAACCACTCATCTTGACACCACCTTAATTTGTGTAATGGTAAAGTGTCATTAAATCATTTACGTCACTTTCCACTTCACGTTTTAAATTAGTCATTTCTTTCAATAAATTAGCTGGTGAATAGGTGGTATAGTCTCGACTTCCAAGGTGATTTCTTAGTACCTCTTCACTCATCACTTTAGGAGACAGCCACTCCAGCCCCATAAGCGATGCTAAAATGTTTTGTTCTTGTAAACTCAATGTGATGTTAAATGTCCTAATTACATCATCACGATTATTTAAATCTTTTGTACAATTGTAGAATCTTGAAATAGCTATTTTAAGATACTTGTCAATTACTTCATTGGCTTCATCCTCGAATAATTTACCTAATTCAAATGAGGTAATCTTATTCAGGAAGAAGTCTCTTACTTCGTCATATGTGGTATTAGCCATTGATTTTTAATCACCACACTTTACAATTATTCTTGAGTTTCATCCTCAACTAATTGGTCAAAATCATAACCAGACCATTCTTTAAGGAAAGATAATTTACCTTTGTTTAAGTCATCCATTCCTTTAGCAATGGAAATAACTTTATCAATGATATGTTTCTCTGTAATATCTCCAAGGTCTTTCTTCAATTTTGCAATATTACCTTTAAGCAATGTCTCAATTTCTTGATTAGTTAAGTTCATTACGGACTTTTCATATCCTAAGTCACGATTAATTTCCTCATCATCGATAATCAAGTGCTTCTTAGAGAAAGTACGAGACATATTGTTAATGTAGTAAATTTCATTTGGGTCTAGTAAAACAAATGAATTCGGATGAACAACAATTTCCCTTATACCATCCATTAATTTCAGTCCGACTCTGAAAGCATTTGGATTAGTTACTTTTACTTTTTTATCACTCATTAACTTATACCTCCAATAGTGAAATAAAAAAGAAGTGGTGCAGGGTAACACCACTTCTAAGATTTTGTTATAATTTTATTTATTAAAGAGTAGTATCTTCGTATACAGCAAGTGGGTGACGAACGCCAGCAAGTACCCCTGCTCCCATGTGCTTGTCAAAACGCATTTCATAAGAACCATCACCAATGTTAGTAGCTTCCATAGGAGTAACGCTTCCAGCAAATTGGATCTTAAGTGTCTTATTTTGGTCACTCACGTTAGGAACAATGTAGATGTATCCTTTGTCAAGAACAGGGTTGAATCCAGTTAAATCGGTGTATGGGTTTTCCAATACAACCACAGGCGCACCTTTGTAAGTTCCGATTACACCATTGCGGTTAAATTCGTTGATGATATCATCGCTAGTACGAGAAGAAATAGCAGTCAAGTTAGGTAACTTTTGAAGGGCTTCATAGTCACCAACGATTGCACAACGACCAAAACGTTGCATAGCAGACAATAGAGGATCAAAAGAAGCTGCAACTACACCTGAACCGGAAGCATAGTTAGGGGAAGAAAGACCACTAAAAGTTCCATAAAGAGTGCTTTGTACTTCTTGTGCAACCTTTTGTTCAAATTGGTTTGCTACGTCACGAAGAAGTTCAGAGAAGTCATAACGACCTGCTGCAACTTCAGCCCATTCTGCAACTGGACGAGCAGACAATTCTTTAATTTTTAGGTCTGCATATTTGAATCCTACTTTAGTCTTTTCAGTAGTAGATCCAATTGCTTGCCAGAAAGCTTGAACTCCTTGAGTTTTTACCTTGAACTTAGGACGCTCGTTGAATGCAGTATTCTTAACCTCTGCAATATGGTCAAGATAGTTCATACGAACATCAATTACATTGTCAACAGTATAAGCAATGATTTGCATTAACTCATAACGGTTGTTAGGGTTAGGATTAGAAGCAAGTTCTTGAATATGTGCCATTGCATCAGAATAGTCAGCCTTCTGAACTTCAGTCATTTTGCCACTGTTAAACGCAGCATTTGCAAAAATTTCTACAATAGGGGATTTCTTAGTTAATACGGACATTTACATGTTCCTCCTTATAATTTATAATTTTAAATATTAAACAGAAAGCACAACAAACTTAAGAGCGTTGTTTCCGTGTAGAGTAGTCTTCTCTTTAACTTGAAGAGTTAACTTTGGAGTTCTAGCACCGATTGCTACAGGTTGACCACTAGCACCTACAGCGAATTTATCTCCTACGTTGATAGTACCGTATGTACCGGAGAATTGATCAGTAGTGAAGATGTTTCCTACGTGCAATGCTTTCAAACGAAGGTAATCGCCAGTAGCAGTAGTTAAAGATGCATCGTCAACACCTTGCTCATCAATAGCAACGTTAACGTTAGCGACTAGTAATAGACCAGAACCATCACCAGTAGTAGCATCAGGTACAACCGCAGCAGTACCAGCAGCATAGTTTGCAGTTACGAATACTCCATTAACAGTAGACGCAGCAGCCTTTAAAGAACCAATGTAATCATTACTTGCAAGATTAATAACAACAGACATTTATTTTTCCTCCTTAAGATAATTTATAATTTTATTTATATTACTCAGCCTTGGAACCGTAAAGTTTTTCTCTACGAGACTGAGGAATCAAATCTTCTTGAGTAGAAGCAGATACAATTACTGTTTCTGTTTTAGAAGCAACTTCAACTGTTTTTGCTTTAGTAACTTCAGCAACAACGATGCTATTCAATTCTGTTTCATTTAATTCTTCAACGGCATTAAGCACAGCCTCGGATTTCATAACTTCATCAGAAAGAAGTTTGGAGAACTTTTCAACAAGTGCATCTTTCTTTACTTGCTTTTCAGCAGTTTCAACTTGATCTTTGAATGGTTTTAAAGTTTCCACTTCACTATTTAATTCAGTGATTTGAGATTCAAGAGCCTTTTTAGATTCTTCTTGAGATACGATTGTCTCATTTAGTTCAGAAACCTTAGAGTTTAATTCTTCAACTTTAGCAGTAGCTTCATCTAATTTAGATTGAAGTTGCTTGATTTGTTCTTCAGTCACTTGCATTACCTCCTTATGTTGGCTGTTTAGTTCATTTACTTTATTTTCAATCTCAATGGTAGCATTTTGCTGTTGTACCATAAGAGAATCAATATCAATTCCATCAGGAATAAATCCTTTTGTACCTTTAATCCATTTGTCTTGAGAATCCAAAACAACTGTATCATTCACAACTTGATAAGAAATTTTATATAAAGTAGAGTAATCATCCCAATCTTCTACAAGAACATAGTCATTATATAAATCACAAACCCAAAATTCATATTCTCTATATCCAGTTTTAGGATCAATTGGATTTAGTTGATTATAAATCTGACTTGAAATATCAGAAAATTTTAGAGAGGACAACTCTGTTCCATGAAAACGGATTTCATTCCCTTTATTAAACACAACTGTTTCAGGCTGTTTATTTTTCTCGGACACGTTTTCACCTCCTTCCGATTGACTAGCCAAATCTTTTTCGAATGCTTCAGCAACCAACAAAGTTGCTCTACTTCTTACTTCGGCTGGATCTGAGACAACTGCTGAGCCAAAGAGAGAATTAACATTATCTTCATAAGAGTAGGCTATATTTCTTACTTTTCCTTCCATACTTTCATAACCATATACAAGCACTTCACAAGACATTTCTAAGTCACCGGACTCATAGAGTTCCAATAGAGCATTACATACATTTGGGTATCTTTTGTAAACTCTCACACTTCCCATAAGAAGCAAAGTACCATCTTCTTCTGTATCTGTCCAAAAATCTACGAAAGAACCAATGGCATCGGTATTCAATTTTCCTGTTTTACTATCGAACTCATGAGATAGGTTATTATAAACACCATTTTCTAATTTAGTTCGATTTGCTACTAGAGGAATTCCAATGTATGAGTCTTTATTTTCTACAACCCCATTGATGAAATCATCAGTAAATCTAGCATTATTTAAATTAGCCTTGTTAGAAAGGATGCACATAGTTAATGTCATATAGATATCATTTGTTTCTTGAAGTTCTAAAACTTTTGGTGTAATTGAAAGTTGTTCACTCATCTTCTTTTTCACCCCCTTCACTTAAGGAGTTATATGTAGATAAATCACCAACCTCTAGGAAAACCTGTTTTCCTTTGGATGATTGTTCAATCTTCAACTTAGAGGTTTTAGTGTTAGTGTTAATTTGCTGTGGCTCAAAATTTTTCATGGTATCACCACCTAACCGTCTGATGGAGATGGATTGCTATTTGAATTATTTCCTTTGGATTTCATCGTTGCATCATTCTTAGAATTTTTATCCTCCGGTCTACCCCCTGCATTATCACCGGATTGAGTATAAGAGGTAATGTGAATAGGTAGTATCTCATCCAATTTAAGCACTTCGTTCTCATATTTAACTTGTGCAAGCCAATGATCAAAGTCTCTACCACTAGCCTCCACGTAATCTTTAAGACTTCCACGACCTTTAAGATATAATGATTCCGCTTGTGTGAACGCAGTATCTTTATCAAGAATGGTTGCTCTACTAAATCTTATACGAGGATTAAAGTTTCCACTTGGCACAAGAATATTGAAATATTCATTCAATGCTTCTTCAATATCTTCAATCAAGAAGAATATGATAGAGTAGATTTTCTCAACATTGATGGTACTTGAGCCAAAACTCTGACCATTCCCACCCCCACTGTTCAATGACTGAGAGTAACCGAGTTTACGGAAGATGTCATTGTCAATGCGTTCCCAAACCTCTTTAGGGAATGTAGTCATATTTATTTTTAACTCTTCAATATCAACAAACGAAGGAACTGTTAACGGAGCAGTGGATGCATTATCACTAGAATTACTATCATACTTACGCTGTAATAAATTCTTAAGATTGGAGTGATAGCCATTGACTATATCTTTAGGTACAGGTAATCCAACTTTTCCATCTGCACTTGGCATATTACCAACTTTTTGGATGATAATTTGATTTGTAATTCTATCTGCTAAAGCCTTTTCCGTTTTCTCAAGTAAATCCTTATGTATAATGGAGCTTATTGCAGGTACACAATATGGGATTCCATATGGTTCATTTCTGGAACCACGGAGTTTAAACACCTGAGTCTTGGAGATTTCTAATGGCACATAGCGGTACTTCTTATTATCTTTTTTATATAGGTTATATTGAGCAAGTGTTACCTCGTCTGGTGCAGCATCAATTTTAGTCTGAATAATATCAATAGTATGATTGGCTGTATACTTTTCAATGTATTGAAGGTCATAAAAAACCTGCCATTTACCATTGACCATATAATCAATCATATATTCTTCTGGCTCTAAGAATTGAATATATTTATTGTTCCGGTTGTACCAAACACAAGTGCCTTCTTGAACTACAGAGAAAACGGTGTCTCTAACGAGTTTCTTAATTTTGATTGATCTAAGGAAATTATCGATAGTTGCTTTGTTCTTACCGAAGGCTTTCATTTGCATGTTTTCCCAGAGTACAGAATAATTTAATATGGGAAGTACATTAAACAAATCATACACATCAGTTACAACGCCATCTCGATTATAATAATACTTACTTAATTTAATTAATTGTCTTCTGTAACGTGGAGGGTTGCGTAACCAATTCATTAAGTCAGTAATATTAATATCCACATAACCAGCACCACCGGAATACGTGGAAATTAAATCGTAAAAAGCAGCCAACTCAACAGAGGATTGGTCAAGTAGAGAGTTTGTGTTTATCTCTTTGGTTGTGCGTGTACGTTTTTTAGGTTGTTCTATTGTAATCACCCCTTTCTTTAGTTGTAGATGAAGAAGTTGTAATCATCGTGATTATCTTCTTTAAATAAAGCCCTTTCGAGTTCAGATGCAATAAAATTACCGTATGTGACAGAACTATATCTATCCTTACGTTTGGATCTTGGCTCTTTAAGTTTAATTAGACCACTTTCAGTCCGTTCTCCTTCAAGGTTTATCATCTCATTAATTAGGAGAGTGGTTTGTACAAATGGTGCTTCAAATAACATCTGAGTATCTAGTGGCATATCCTTGAATTTATTGAGTTTCTTTAAAAACTCTTTACCTTCTAGTTCACTTGTAAGCAATCTAACTTTTCCTCGTTTTAATCCATCTCTCAATGCTATGGCACAATCACTATTAAATTGAGCATTACCTTTAATACTGTAGATGACTTTCTGAGCAGTTGGGAATAAGCATCTGTCACTCATTTTTTCATCGTTTATACAATTCCAAGGATCATACTCTTTGTTTCTATCTTTGTCATACAGTGGTTGTACTAACTGGTCATAGATACCAAGACCAATACTTTGTGTATCCAAAACAAGGTAGTCACAATCGAAATCCTCATATAACTGTCTTATTCTAATAGCCTGAGTAACCGTATGTCCACCGACCATACTTTCCATGTAAACAATATGCCTATCAAATCCTTTAGATGTAGGAATTAATCTAAATATTGTATAAACACTGGCATCGTTCTCTTTCCCTGCCATGCCTGCGATATCACAACTAATGAGTCTAATTTCTCCTGAACGTTTTGGTTCATATGTGAAATTTTTATCTTTAACAATAGAGTATAAGTCTTTAGGGTATAATGGTTTAGGGAGTTTCCTATTCTTCTCTAGATCCTCAAATTTAAAGAATGCTTTTTCAGACTCTCCGAAAAATAGACATTCCATTTCCATACTAAATCCAATTTCGTCAAAATCGTCCTCAGACATTTCATCGAGAACCTGTTCTTCCATCAACAATCCTTCTTTAATTGCTAATTGATAAGGAAGTCCACAAACAAAGTATTTCTTACCTTCCGTCATTGCTTTATAAAAAGCAGTTAAACGACTCCATGACCAGTGAATCTTGTACCAGCAGGACGAAAGATATACCTCTTTATTTCGCTCTTGAAGGTGCTTATACTTTTCATTATTCAAATACTTAGGTTGTCTGGGAGCAGTAAGAAATTTCCTCAAAACCTTATTTATAACGTCCAAATCAACCATCCTGAACTCATCCACGATGAGCAAATTTGCTCTCTTTGAACGAGCGTTATCGTTAGATGCAACAACTTTAATCCAACTTCCATTGTGAAATTCAACTTTCGGATCGTTGCTTGATGTACTTAAGTCAGATATTTCTCTTGCCAAGTTAGAAGAGGCTTTCCTTAAATCATCTATTTTTTCGATTACTTCTCTAGCTTGGGATTTTGTTCCCGATGCGATAATAATCTTAGTTTCGGGAAATAGGATAGCTCTAACACAACAATAAATACTGGTTAAGAAGGTTTTACCTTGTCCACGGCTTGCTAGGTACATAAAGTAGTGATAGTGATTCATCATGTAAATCAATATCTTTTGGAATATCTTTAAGTTGATACCCAAATATTCAGAGACGAATCTATGGGGGTTGGCACGATAAAAACTAGCCCAAATTCCAATGCCGTTCATTAGCTTTTCCGATTTGGTTAAGTTGTCGCCATTTTTGTTGTAATTTCTACCCTTGTTAAAAATGTTGATGCCTTTATGTGCTTTATTTCGGTCTACTTGATAATTTTGTATTCCAGCCATTATGTAGCACCTTCTTCATCAACTTCAAATTTAGGTGCTTCAACTCTATATTTATTAACCTCTTGTTCATATAAATCAGAGTATTCATTTTTAATACCAAGCATTTTACACAGATGACCGAAGAACCAAATCTTTATGTAGTTACCAATCCCATCAACGTCTTTCCATTCGTCATCTGGTTCAGGAATTGGCTTTTCATTTTCATACTTTTTGATCAATGTCCCGAAAGTAGCTTGCTCAACAGCATTTGCTCCCGTTTCCTGTGCTGGTTTAATGTTAGCCGATCCTAACAAATCTTGAAGAGTTTTCAACTCTTTATCTACGGAGTCGCCTTTTTCACGTCTCTTCTTGATAGTCAGTCGTTGTTGTGCTGCTTCTTGGAATAATAACTCCATAGCATACGAATCACACTCATATGAATTTAAAAGTTTTTGATACTCATTGGTTAAGAAATAATAATCATCTTGGCTATAACCTCTTCCCCAGAACTCTTGCAATTCGTATAATTCTTCTGTTGTAAATGAGTTAGAGTTATTCTTTTGTGGAATTTCTCCATCGCTAGTAGTTTCAACAGTAGAATAGGCAATAGGTTGCGTTGATTTCATAAAATCACTATCTGCATATGTTAACCCTTTGTATTGTGGAAACGAAGACAAAGGGGGAATGTATCGTTGCCAATCGCAGTCTCTACTTATCCATAAATCCCAAATTAACGGTTTATTAAGAATTGCTAACACCATTTTCACTCTATCTAAATATCCAATACTATCTTTTGCGCCTATATAATCACTTAGACATTTCTTACAAATAACAGACCTTTTTGAAGTGAAAAGTTCATTTTCATTTATGTAAAAGTTATTTTCAGCCAACGACCTCTGACATTTCATGCAAGGGAACTTTTCTGTTTCTGGTTTCTTTGGTGCTGGTTTTCGTGCCATTATTTCACCTCTTTCAAAAAGAAAGAACTCTTTACACATAGTACCCAGAGTCATACCAACCACCGGATACCATGATAAAAAGTTCTTAATTGTAAATTTTATATTTAAGTTTATTACTGTTCTTCACCATCAACATCATTCGTCATTGCAGCCAATACAGCAGATGATCTATGTAATTCTTCCTTCATTACATCAACTTGTCCTTGATGATAAGCATCATGCCACATCTCAATTACAGCATCTACTAATCCCTCTGGATTTTCTTCCTCTAAGCAACTAAATATTCTATCAAGGTAACTTTCAACAGCAAACTCATGGTCAGTCTCTTGAAAGTTATGAGTAAGACTATGAATAGCATATGATGTACATCCATCACAAATATGTTCTTCATGCTCTGATTCCGGTTCACGTTCAGGAAAGTTTACAATGTTATCTTTGTCTGACATGACATCTCCTAATCTATATCAGTTACGATATGGGTTTTATTTAAATATTTAACCTTGTCTAAGATGTCATTAAACATAATATCTGCTTCGACTATGCCATATAAATCACCAATTAGCATATGTATTGTATCTTTTGTTTCGTCAGCATTTTTACAATCCATTATTAATTCAGTGTAATGGTCAAGTAAATCTTCTAATGAATGGAGGTTGCGTTTAACATAAATAAAGTTTATATCTAAGTGGTCTTCATGTTCCATAGGTTTACACCTACTTACTTTAAGTTGTATTTTTGATTCCTAAAAGTAATCAGTTCTCCAAAATCATACTTCATGTTAATTTTACTCCCTCGTACAATTCCTTTATCTATGTCGAATTGAATCCACGAACGACCATTTAACAAATATTCTTTGGCAAACTCAAACATTTCTTTTAATTTATCTTCCATTGGAAGATAGTCATATTGACTAACCGATATTATCTCTATCATTTTCCATCCGTTATTTCTAATAAAGTAATATCGATTCTTTTCTTTATTATCAAATTGATCTTTGGTTAACTTTTTTAATTTTACGTCCAAATCATGACCTGAGCCTTGATATTCTATGTATATTTTATCATTAGGAAATGCAATATCTAACATACAATTATCAATTGGATAATTTAACTCTCCATCGAAAACGTCACGTAAATATAATTGTTGTTGAGAAGTCTGTATAGATCCGTTTTTATACATTGTTTCACTTCTTTTAGCAACCCTTGACTTCTTTATTTCTTCAATGTGCATTGGGTGTTTTACACCATATGTTTTATAATTCCATTCAACTATTTTATCTTTTACTTCTTCAATCTGAAAAACATTATCTACACCGTAAATTTCTCTTACTGTTTCTCTTGCCTTTTCTTGAATCTCCAATGATCCAAGAGGTGTTTCCGATCCATATTTATTCAAATTGGTTTCTTTTCTTTTCAGTACAACTTCTGGAACCTGAGAGGCATGTTCAATTCCATAAACAGTCATAGATGTTTCTTTCATTTTCAATGGTCTACAATCATCACAACAATCTTTTTTAGTTGGTGATTTTTTAAAAAATTTAATATAATCCTTATATACTCTTTTAAATGTCTCTCCACAATAATCACATTCAATATCAACCATAGAATGATTTCCATCAGTTAAATCGAATACATCTACTTCAAATTCACCGTATGTTTTTGTGAAGATATGTCCTTTAGACTCATAGTGTTCTCTATTTCTATAACACCATTTAACTTTAACTTTTTGTGGCAACAACATTTTCTCAACTCCCATCCTGTATTTAACTTTCTTGGGAGTGTGGGATTTTGTTTAAAGTGTAATCCCACAAATCACTTTTACTTTTAGGAACGAATTGTTGTCCAGAGTCTTATAACTCATGGCTATAAGAGTGCAAAATAAAAAGACCAATTCTATCATCACGACAGTATTAGTCATTAAATTTATAAATGATTATTTTAATTTAATATCATATGTAGCAGTCTTGCCGTAGCCTTCTTCAACCACATATAAATTAGCACCAGCATTTGCAGTCTTTTTCAACTTAGCACTATAATCATCAATTCCACAAATGCTAGGTTGCTGTAAAAATTCAATATTCTTTAATCCGTTCATACCTACTGTTTTCCCATGACTATTGTGTAAATGTCCAGTAAGCAACATATCAATAGGCTTATTATAGGTAACAATATAATCTTTAATAGAGGATTCAAGATTCCGTTCATCCTGTCCATGAGTAGCTAAAATATCCACTCCTACAACATTGAAGTAACAATGCGTTTTGTTGTTATGTATTCTTATATTTGGGTTATTTTTGAGCATCCTTTGTAGATGCCATGTAATCCAACGTTCTGTATTCTCGTGTGCAAAATCGCCTTTGCTAGATCCTAGAGGTCTAATTTCATTGTGATTACCTTGACATGAATAATAATCAACAGATACATAGGAACTTAACTCATTAAGCCACATAGTCATAAAATCAGAAAAGCCAATTACTGAATCAATAACTCCAAGTTCCAATGCTTGAAGTTGTGACATACGCAAAATACCGTCAACCGAATCGGAGAGATTGACTAAGTTGACGTGCTTTGAATTATCTTTTTCAAGTTTGATGATAATTTGATTTAATAATGACCACATACGTTTTTCAAAAATATCAACGTTGTATTCATTCATAATTTCATCATCAAAACCTCGAACGATAACTTTTTTACCGTAGTGGATGTCGGCAATGGGGAGGAGAGAATCAAACTTTACTTTAGGTACTTCAATTTTATATTTAGGGATATTAGGCAATTTGCGACTGCTTAATATTCGTAAAAATTCCTCTTCAAATAATTCTGATCTTGATTCTTGACGGTGTATTTTATTCCATTCGCTTTTAACTGCTTGAAGTTTATAGCGTTCCTTTTGAATTGCTAACTTCTTTTCTTCAAGTTCATCAATAGCATCTGATGTTGTTGGATTATCTCTTATAGCAGTCTCATAGCCCTCGTTGAAATATCTCCAACTCTTACGGTAAACATCTGGAGATTTCTTTTCTCCTGTTTCGGCAAACATGAGTTCAGCGATGTCTTGCCAACTTAAATCATATAAATCTTTATTCTTACATAGCCTTAGACGATAGGTATCAATGTCTTCTGTTGAAATGCGATTATAATCCATTCAACAGTCTCCTATTCTTCATCCTTTGGTTCAATCTCTTCTTCTTCCTTAACGCTAATAGTCACTTGTCTACCTTCGAACATTTCTAACAAAGCAGCAAGGTCATATGTATTTACAGCTTCCTTAGTGGTTTCTGTAATCTCCATGTTTGCATTGGTTAGAACACCTTTTAATTGAACCGAATGTACACGTTTAGCCATATCTTAATTTCCTCCTTGTATTGTCCATACAAAATTTGTTATTATAGTCTTAACTGACATATGATAATTTTATTTTTATAACTTTCTATCCAATCCATCTTCATGGTCGTTTACATGTCTTGCTGGAATCTTCCCACTTGGCAATCCTAAATATTGTAGCCATTGAGGAAATGGTAAATGGTGAATCCCTATTACATCATATCCTTCTTCAATTTGTTCATCTGTGGACTGTTGATGGTGACTTCTACAGATGAAATATTGGTTGCGAGGGTCATCGAGGCTTGTAAAAGGTTTATTCTTTAATGAAGGATGATCCCATAAAGAAGGTATGTGACTGCCTCCTAATATATCTTCACGTTTAATCAAGTACATTCCATGAATAAAAGGAGATAATGCTCTTAACGTAACTTCGACCATTTTCATGTCGTTGTCATTCCAATGTGACCATTCGAATATATGATGTGATTCAATTTGGTCTTTTGGTGTTTCTCCACGCATTTCACATACGATGCATCGCTTACCACCATAGAGTTTAGTTAAAAACTTTTTAGCATTATCAAAAATTGTTTGAGATGCCTTTGATCTATCTATATGCTCAGGGAATATTTCCTCATATTCCATATGTTCTTCTTCAGTGTGTGCTTTTACTATGTCATCTGACATACTACCTACCCATTTTCTCATTTAACTCTTTTTCAAACTCACTAATAACTACACCACTTTGATCAACTGTATATTCCATTTGTATTCTCCTTGTTGTACAATATAGAAAAGGATGGACATATCATCCACCCTTTGATAATTTTAATCTTTAGATTCTCTAGCAATGGCACGAGCGACCATGACATGAACTGGATTGTTTGCGTCATAGTTTGTTTTACCGAAATCTACTTTGGAAAGTAGGGATGTGAAGCGGAATGTACAATGTTCTCCTAAAATCATTAAATTAGCACCTCTAATATGTATTTTTACATTCTATCTGCAATAGAAGCGATTTCTGATCTATAGATAGTCTTAAATTCAACTTCACCATAGACGCTTTCGCCCCTGAATATTTTACTCATGCGTTTAATTCCACTATTTGCACCTGCAAATAAGGAGTTGTCAACTTGAGCCTTATCATCACCATCAATAATGATTTGACTTCCTTTGCCAATTCTCTGTAGACCAAGTTTCAAAAGGTCAACGCTTAGATTTTGGCTCTCCGTTACCCACACCAGAGAATCGCTTCCGGTATCATAACCACGAATATCAACAAATGGAATAAGAACAATTTCACCAACAGCAATCATGGCTTCTACTTTTTGAATGTCTCCAATTTTGCTAATTAAGATGTTACCAATTCCACTTTGGAGTAACTTCTGGTTTTTGTCTCCCTTGTAGAAGCCTATCTCTTGCGCTCCACGAACAGGAACAGGATTTACTAAGCAAACAATACGTCCAATTTTACCTTTTTCTAATTGGTGTAGGGCATAGTTAAGTGCGATCAAACTTTTACCACTACCAGCTTTACCTCTAAGTAAGGTAATATCATTATTCAAAAGGCTGTCAATTGCTGCTTTTTGGTATTGATCCATTGGCTTAAACTTACCAAGCATAACTGTAGATAGATTCTTTTCAGTTAATTTAACAAAGCGTTCACCATTCCACTTCAATGTATCAACGATGTGTCCTTCATTATTTTTAACCATTAAATATTGATTAGTTAAAACATCGTATGTATTGACATCTATATTCTCATAAAAGTAAGCCATTTGCTTTTCATTCATTTCGACTTCGATAAATCCGCAATACTCATCTTCAGCAAGTAAAGCATCTACATCAATAACTTCAATGTTAAATCCTCTGGCTTTTTGTTTAATCAATAAGTCTCTAGATGCTAAAGCATAACCATTATCTAAACAGGCTTTTAGTATTCTATTGTCTTGATACCCTTCATCATATCCATCAATGGAGGGATAATCTTTAAGGTCAAAGGTAACTCTATCTATGTTCTTTTCTATATATCTAACTGCTTCACGAGCTTTATATGCTAATTCAAAGTTATGACTAATCTTGTGTTTATCCAATTCTCTGAGCGTATGCGAAAGTAGCACACAGTCATACTCTTGAATTAGATAGGGACTGTCGAGAAGGATGTTTGTATCTAGTACGACCTTCTTATTATCCATATAGGAGGCTCCTGTCTGTAGGGGAATGAAAAGAGGCTCACTGCAATGGCAAGCCTCATATTTGATGTATGTTATTGAACGGCTTCCTTAAGCCCTTTACCTGCACTAAATCCAACTGTTTTACTCGCAGCAATGTCAATCTCTTCACCAGTTTGCGGATTGCGACCCTTACGAGCAGCACGTTCACGAACTTCAAATGCACCAAATCCAATAATCTGAACTTTTTCTCCACGCTTAAGAGCATCTTCAATTCCAGCTAAAACTGCGTCTACAACTTCAGCAGCCTTTTTCTTAGTAAGGTCTTCTACATTTTGAGCAATGTAATTTGTGAGATCTGTCTTATTCATATTAAATATCTCCTTTTATTTTATAAATGATAATTTTATATTTAAAGCAAGCCTTATAAAACCTGCTTTATTTGAGTCCATAGTCCACTCACAATAGATAAAATAAGGGCTGACGTGAAAACCCTTGATATGACTGGGTTTGGAGGCTATTCAAAAACTTCTAGCACCTGTATTTTTCTTTATTTTCATGCCATACCCTTCTTTTAATCTCTTTTTGCCTATCCTTCCAACACGCTTTGCACATCTTATGATTTTTACCGTTTACCTTAAACAATATCTTACAGCAATCACATTCACCAATGTTTTCTCCTTTCCACTTCATATAGATGAACCCAGTTTCCCTGAAGTCTGTAATTTCTAACTCAGGTTCTCCAGTATGATCTACGAACAATACTTTTTTATTGCTACAATTTCGCCTCTTAGAACTCTCGATTAAACCTAACTCAATCAAGTCATTAACCATTAACCTTTGTTTTTGTGTAGAAGCGGTTATCTTAGCATCCTTAAATATTTCACTTCTGTCGGCATTTACCCAATCAGCTTCATTCCCATTCATTCCGTTGTATATCTTGCTGTAGACTAGGTATGTAAATGCTAATTTCTCTAAATCAATATTGTTTATATTTTTTATTATATTTAACTCTGTATTTGTTATATGTACATTTTCAACTATAATTAATTGTTGTGTGTCTTTCTCAGCCTTTTTAATCAACTTAGTCAGAATATCATCCCATTTAACCGGATTATATTTGACTAAATTATCTCTCAAAAACACATCAATGGATGTCCTAACTTGGTGTTTATCCATTCCACTTAAGAAGTAATGCTTAATTAATATCTTAATTGTATTAGTTGGCTTCTTATCAATATAGCCTTCTTCAAGTGATTTTCTTACTAACTCTTTCTCATTCAAAACTAACTTCATTAATTTCCTCCTGATCTAATACTTCTTCATGCATAGAAAATCTACTACCACCAAATTCAATATCTCCATTATCATCTATAATAGGGTAGGAGATTCTATAGTTGCTTTTCTCTAAAAGATTTTTAATGATCTGCTCTCCACATAAGTCCCATACAAATTGCTTAGATGAATTATTAGAGTAACATAAATCAATTACGATATTGCATAACTCTTCAGCATCATTACAGATTTCTTCTGCTTGCCGTTTAAAATTAGACTTAAATATGGCTCTGGTAGTCTGTTGTTCTTCTTCTGCAATTCGCTCTTTCTTAGTTCTTTGAGCAAATGATTGTACTTCACGCTTATAACTTTCATACAACACTTTAACCTTTTGGAATCTCGCTTTACTATAGACTTTATCTGATTTAAGCATCCCACAATCATAATCCTCGTTCTTAAATTGCAGCCTAACTCCATCAAAGGTCGATTCAATCTTCCAACATATCTTGTTCATGATGGATGGGTTAGTGAACACTGGCATACGTTTGTAATAATCTTTTGCAAACCATTCTTCTTGTTCAGTTTTATTTGCCTTAGACAACAAATCCTTAACACTCATTCTGAAATTTTCCCAACAGTTATCTTCATAACTCTTGATATGGTCTTTATATGCTTTCATTAGATGAGGGTATATGTATATAAAGAAATATGGTTTCTTGTCTGCTAAAATGCTCAAGTTAAATGCCTTCTTATCATCTGGTAAGTTTTTATTAGCATGATAATCAAACCATTCTTTAGGCATAGACTTACATTCAATACCTTTGGTTTTATCTATGGCATTTTGTTGATAGTTCTGACCACATTGAATCCTGTACTGTAACTCTTTATATTCAGGACTGCCTTCTTTGAAATTAGCAAGAACATCAAATTTAGCCGTAATCCGATTCGTGGTCGATCCAATTTCATCACCGAAACTATTCTTGTTTGCTAAAATTAAATCTGTCTCATCGACTAATTTTTTACTAGTGGTTTTTTGGATGCACACTATAGAATCTAATTCTTTAATACCCCTTAGAATAACTGGGTTGTTTGTTGTGAATACAGTATCTCCATCCTTGTCGGCTCCATTGAGCGCATGAGTTGTAGTGTCCCATGAATTGAATACTGTGATGGTATCCATGTATTTGTACCACTTTTGCATTTCCTTAGTGTTCTTCAATCTCAGTATTCTAATATTGTTGTGACAAGTCATTGGCGCACGAAAACATGCAACCTTATCTACATTTCTGTCATTCCAATACTTAGAATAAAATTCTCCTGCTTTAAGCAATCCTGTAACTTCCATCCCAAACATACTTTGGCACAGACTGTAGGGATCTCCTGAAACAGTGGAGAAGTTCGCTTGGACTTTCAGCACCCCAACTTTTGCTTGATTGATTCGTTTCTTAATCATATTATGTATTTTTGTTTTTACAAAAGGGTCGTTAATCATTTTTGGATTAATCATGAGTGCCTTTGTAAAATCATATATCTCATCATCAAAACTGTTCTCATGAAGATGTACGCCTTTGAGGAATAGGATACTCTTCCTCCAATCCCCACCTAGTACATCTTTAATTTCATTAACAGTAGGCTCAATTAATTCATCTATATCTTGGTCACTGAGAAACAATGATTGTATAAATTGGTAATTCAGATTACGTTCATTTTCTAATACTTCTGGTGTCATCTTAGTAACACTAAATGAATAACCATTTTTCTCGCAGCACTCTAGGTAATGTTCAATACTATTGTAGGAATCCCACAATTTTAGCATGGAGGTAGTTAGTACAATTTGCACAGTCCTCATATCTCTCTCATGACCCCAAGCATCGATTACAATATTATTTTTTGCTACTTCTCGTGAGAAGGCATGGAAGTCAAAAGTGAAGAGCATCCCTTTCGTGAAACTGTTTCTTATGCAAAATCCACTTGGAATGTAATACTCATTTAATTCCTTTGCCCATTGTTCTGAGAGTTCAGGGGAGATGAGTCCATATCCATCGCTGTCGTTTAGGGTTATTTCATAATCTTTAACTGGTTTAACTTGTGGATAATCTGTTTTAGTGTCATCAATCTCAATCACATTTGCTTTAAACGTGGTTTCACAATCTTTTACTACTAATACTCCTTTGGGCATGGAAACAGGAGTGCTACTACTGCAAGCGAGAGATTTATATGCTTCTAATTTGGCTGGTACAAATGGTTTCTCTTTGTTCCTTCCATTTTCAATTCGCTCAACAAGTTCGTCATACACTTTCTCACTTACATACACAACAGTTGATTTCTTAGCGCCACCAGAGGTAGCCAATAGACGTTTAAATTTAACTCCATTGATATAAAATCCTTTTGGACTGTTCATCCGGTCAAAGTCAGATGGCTTATCAATGACAATGTGTACATAGTCTTTTACAAACAGAAGATCATACAACTCTTGATATAATGCTTTAATCTTTCTCCTGTTCTCTGCATTTGTTGGCTGGAGTTTGATGGATTTGATGTGTGTTTTGATTTCTCTTGCTTTACCTTCGACATCCATAGGTGATTTAAGATTTCTATTATTAATATCTCGAATAAACCTTAGTGTTGCACTATCTGACAATGAAATCATCTCTTCGTATTCAATAGCTTCATTGATAGTAATATTCAGACTCCATTTCGCTTTCCTTAGTCTAGATGAATTCAATTTAAGTATGTATTTTAAACTGGATTGTTGTTTCATTAACAACCTTTTCCTTCCTCTCCTTATATAAATTTTATTGTATATTTAATATGTATACTCACCAATCATACCCACTATATTCCCTTCGCTGTCTCTGATCACACATGGTTTATTATACTGGTCAAAATACTCCCACCTAATATCTGCCCTTTGCATATCCACCAAATCAAACAGTCTACTCTCATTCCACTTTCCATTGTAATCTCCATCTGTAGTCATTCTCGCTTGCATGTTATTAGGTTTAGCCATCTTTCGTATCTCCTTTGTTTTTTGGTTTTATAAGGTAAGTTAAGATCCATCTCACGATGTATCACCTCCCTGTATTTTACTTTCTGTTTATAGTATAACTGATATATTTATATCTGTAAACAAGCAGTTTCAGAAAGGTACGAGCATAAATAAATTTATGGTATCAAATTGGGTGTCAGCCTAATAGTATAGAAACATGAGAAGCAGTTACCACTTAGTTAAAACCTTTGAACACTAAAACCATCAAAGGTCACAACCAAGTAAAACTTAGTTAATAAGAAAGGAGAAAGGTCATGACTGTTCCGTTCAAGGCAATAGACAACGGTAGAAAGTGGATTAAGGATTATTCAATAGAAGGTGCAAAATTGATTCCATCAGATTTAGGAGAGTGGCACGATAGATCAGGATTTAGAGATACCAAATATGGAGAATATGATTTAGAAATTATATTCGATAACCAACGCTTCTTTGGAGGATCACTGGCGCAGTATGAATCCACTTGGAAAACCACGATGCACACTCAAACCAAAACAAATGTAGAAAACCTCATTAATATTCTCACAGCACTCCACCTATCAATGGATTCAGGAAAAGTAAAAATCATCACATGTCAGCCAATTAAAGTTCACACAGAGGAGAATAAAAAGGAAATAAGGGAGATGTTATTAGGGGAGAAAACAATCACCATCAATCAAGTTACTAAAACCTTTCAAATAGAAGATGTTTTGGTAGCATGTGAAGGGGGCGTTGCAGCATATAGCCTTCAATCGTTACCGAAGCAAATTAGGATCATCGATTTAGGTAGTGCCACCGTCAACTTCGCCACAATCAACCAAGGGAAGTTCATAAGAAATGAATCAGATACTTTGTTCTTCGGAATGGAGACTCAAGAGGAGATAAACACAGAGAGGATGGCAGGAAGAATAATAAGCGAACTATCACGTAGGCAATGGACTCCAAATGATACAGTTATATTAGTTGGAGGAGGGGCAGAAACATTCCACCCCTACATTAAAAAGTACTTCATTAAGGCTCAAGTTCATCCAAACGCTATTTTTGCAAATGTAATTGGAATGTGGAAGGTGGGTGCATCTCAATGGCAATAAAACGTATACCAGTTTGCTTTAACTTAGAGAATGAATCTCAGCAAGAACTT